GTGCCAAGACCATGATATCTAACCACGTTAGCAGGTACAACTAGCTCACCCTCACTCATCATTACGTGTTGGTCATCAGCTACTTCTTTCTTTGTAGCACCCATAGGTGGCTCGCCCTTCTCTGCTTTCATAAGATTTGGCTTAGAACCAATACCTACAGTTATAGCTGTAACGCCTTTTGCTGCTGGCAATACTTGACCTTTTTGTTCTGACGCTTGCTGTACTTCTTGCATAGCAACATCTCTAGGGTCAGTCATAGGTCTAGCTAATCCTCTTTGTCTTTTAACTTTAGCAGGTTTTTTCTTAACTATATTGGATGGTGTTTTTGTAGTATTGCCAGAGGGAGCAGAAGTAGCATCCGTGGTTGGAGTAGCAAGACCAACACCACCTGCTCTATTACCTTTATATTGTCTCATTATCTTAGGAACTTTTATATTTAAAAGCTCCATACCTTTTATAAGACGTTCATGACCTTTTTTGCCAGTGAAGTCACCACGATAGCCTCTATCTTCGTAGTATTTTATTACTCTGTTTAAGTCCTTAAGTTTCATCCTTTGCTCCTGTTATGACTTCATCTCGTAGGGTAGAAAGTCTCCGTAGTTCTTTTATTGCGCCCTGTGTTTGACGTAATTCATCAAGGTCACGAGCCTGCTCCATTTGTTTATAAAGAACTGCTATTCTATGATTCATATACAGTTCTAGTAAGTCTGTGTTACTCTTTACGTTTACAAGTTTAAGTAACTTCTTAGCTACTTCTTTTATCATTGAGCTCCTTTAAGCAGTGCTGCTAACTGCTGTGCTTCTTGTCCACTTGGTTGTTCT